GACTATGGACTTTCTTAAAGATATTGTTAAAGAAATTGGAGGAGAGTATGCCTCTCTTGCATCAGATATTGATGAAACTGAAACTTATGTGGACACAGGTTCGTACATTTTTAATGCTCTTGTATCCGGTAGCATATTTGGTGGGGTATCTGGCAATAAGATTACTGCAATCGCAGGGGAAAGTTCTACAGGAAAAACTTTCTTCAGTCTTGCAGTCGTCAAAAATTTTCTTGATAATAATCCTGATGGATATTGTTTGTATTTTGATACTGAAGCAGCAGTAACAAAATCTATGTTAGAAAGTAGAGGACTTGATATTTCTAGGATTGTAGTTATCAATGTAGTAACAATTGAAGAATTTAGGTCTAAAGCATTGAAGGCAGTTGATTTGTATCAGAAGAAAAAACCAGAAGAGCGTAAACCTTGTATGTTTGTTCTGGATAGTCTTGGAATGCTATCTACATCTAAAGAAATTGAAGATAGTTTGAATGACAAGCAAGTTAGGGATATGACAAAATCTCAACTTGTCAAGGGAGCGTTTAGAATGCTTACGCTTAAACTTGGTCAGGCAAGTATTCCTATGATAGTTACTAATCATACTTATGATGTTGTTGGATCATATGTACCAATGAAAGAAATGAGTGGAGGATCTGGACTTAAATATGCAGCATCTTCTATCATCTATCTTTCTAAGAAAAAAGAAAAGGATGGAACTGAAGTTGTTGGAAATATTATTAAATGCAAAACACACAAGTCTCGTTTGAGTAAAGAAAATAAAGATGTAGAAGTGCGTCTTTATTATGATGAAAGAGGACTTGATAAGTATTATGGATTATTGGAGTTAGCAGAAAAATATGAAATCTTTAAAAAAGTGGGAACTCGTTATGATGTTGGAGATGGTACAACTCAATTTGCAAAAACTATTAATGAAAATCCAGAAAAATATTTTACCTCGCAAGTAATGCAAGCACTTGATGAAGCAGCAAAAAAGGAATACTCCTATGGTTGATTTGAATGAATTAATTCAAGTTTATGAAAATGCAATAGAACCTGAAGTTTGTGATTTCCTAATTCAATTATTTGAAGGACAACCTCAACTTCATGAAAGAATTGACAATGATAGTAAACCAAATTTTACTCAACTTAATCTAACTGAAAATTGTAAAATTTCTAGAGATGTAGATCTTATTCATAATACTATGATTAGGAATGCATTTACCTATAGGGATAGGTATTATGAATTTGTGGATAAAAGAGTATTTCCAGAAGAACATGCATTTGAACAATTCAGGATTAAAAAATATAATCCTGGTGGCACTGACATGTTTGATACTCATGTAGATGTCAAAGATTATGTAAGTGCAAGAAGGTATCTTTCGTTTCTTTGGTACTTGAATGATGTTGACAAAGGAGGGAAAACAGTGTTTAATGGATTACCTATTACTCCTAAACAAGGATCCTTAGTAGTGTTCCCTCCACTATGGATGTTCCCTCACAAAGGTGAACCACCATTAAGTGGACCAAAATATATCTTAACTGCTTATTTGCATTATAAATGATGGAGAAAATTGAGACTACAATTCTAAGGAATTTAATTTTTAATAATGATTACTGCAGAAAGGTATTGCCATTTATAAAAAATGAATATTTTGAAAACCTACATGAAAAGGTAGTATTTGAAGAAATTTGTAAGTTTATTTTAAACTACGATAATCTTGCTACAAAGGAAGTTCTTTTAATTGAAACTGAAAAAAGAACTGATATTACAGAGGACACATACAAAACTATTTGTGATTATGTTTCATCCTTAGATGATGCATCTGCAAATGACCAATGGTTACTTGATACCACAGAAAAGTGGTGTAGAGATAGAGCAATTTATCTTGCACTTATGGAAAGTATCAAGATTGCAGATGGGCAAGATGAGAAAAAGAATAGAGACTCTATTCCATCTATTCTTCAGCAAGCACTTGCTGTAAGTTTTGATGATCACATTGGACACGATTATTTACAGGACTACTTAGAAAGATATGAATCTTACCACAGAAAAGAAGACAAAATTCCATTCGACCTTGAATACTTCAATAAAATTACAAAAGGTGGTCTACCTAACAAGACTCTCAATATCGCTCTTGCTGGTACAGGTGTCGGCAAAAGTCTATTCATGTGCCACATGGCTAGCTCCGTCCTCCTGCAAGGGCTCAATGTTCTCTACATTACACTTGAAATGGCAGAGGACAGGATTGCTGAAAGAATTGATGCGAACCTCTTGAATGTAAACATCAAAGATATTGTGGATCTTCCTAAGCAAATGTTTGAAACTAAAGTAAATAACATTGCTAAGAAGACGCAAGGTACTCTTATCATTAAAGAGTATCCAACTGCCTCAGCACACTCAGGACATTTTAAGTCACTTCTTAATGAACTTGCTCTTAAGAAATCATTTAGACCTGATATTATTTTTATTGACTACCTTAATATTTGTGGTTCTTCTAGATATAAGAGTAACTTTTCTGTCAATTCTTACAGCTATGTCAAAGCAATTGCTGAAGAACTTCGTGGTTTGGCAGTGGAATTCAATGTTCCCATTGTCTCTGCTACCCAGACTACCCGCAGTGGTTATGGTAACTCTGATGTTGAACTTACTGATACTAGTGAGTCCTTTGGTCTCCCTGCTACTGCTGATCTTATGTTTGCTCTTATTAGCACAGAAGAGTTGGAACAACTTGGACAGATTATGGTGAAACAATTGAAGAATAGATACAATGACCCTACCATTAATAAAAGATTCGTTATTGGAATTGATAGGGCAAAAATGAGACTCTATGATTGTGAGCAAAAGGCACAAGAAAATATTCTTGACGCTGGACAAGAAGAAGAGTATACTTATGAAGAAGAATCTAAAAAAAGTAAATTCGCAAGTTTAAAATTCTCATGATTGAAAAAGTTGATTTTAGTAAATATCAAAACTTTGTAGATGCTGTAACTTCTGATGCATCTAAAGACTTTGTATCATTTGCAGATCGTATTGTAGAACTTGATCGCAAAGGTGCTAATATTGAGAGACTTCTTACTGCTGGTGTTGGTATCAATGCTGAAGGAGGAGAGTTTCTTGAAATTGTTAAGAAGATGATTTTCCAAGGTAAGTCCTGGAATGAAGATAACAAAGATCATTTGATTACTGAACTTGGAGATCTAATGTGGTATGTGATGCAAGCATGTATTGCTCTTGAAGTTCCTATTGATTATGTGGTATCAAGGAATGTAGATAAACTGATGAAGCGTTATCCTGAAGGAGCTTTTGATGTCTTTTACTCAGAAAATCGTTCTGAAGACGATAGATAATAATAAACTGTAAAGAAATGGCAGATACAGAAAGACAAGAAAAAGGATCTATAACCACTTTTTATTATGCTATAGAATTGGGAGCATCTTTAGATCCTTTTTCACCTAATGATAAAGGTCTTGTTAAAGCTTTACAAGTAGAATATCCAGATGCATTTGTTAATAATAACAAATGGTATTTTGCTTTTTTGAAACAAGCTAAAGCTTTATTGGAATGGATGGGACATAGAGAAGGGTCTGTTGACACTTCATACAAATATGCTAGGTGGGGGTCTAATGGATCTAGTGATCCTGTAACTAGCATTCCAGCAAACAAAAGAACAAGCATCTATGATTGGGTTTGGGATTCATTTACACAAGAACAAAAACGACTGTTTGGAGCTAGACCAAGTAAAGATAGTTGGAATACAACAGATGTTTATTTGGTGAAAGCAAGTAAAGAAACTGAGATTATGAACACAATAAATCATGTTGTTAAAGATCCAGTTTTATTTGATTCTAAAGATGCTCATGAAATGGAACTTGCTTCAATAAACAGATATTTGGCACATCTTACTAAGGAAAAGGAATTGATTGGAATTTCTTTAAAAGAAACTGATTTTGGAGATCCCAGAGTAACTGAAACTAATATAAAAGCTCTCTCTGAAGACATTGAAGTATCTAATGCTTCTATTACAAATACAGAAGGATTAAAAACTTGGATGGAAGTAATAGAAGGTAAAGGTGCTTCTGGAAAAACAGACTTTAAAGGCAATTCTTTAACATATGAAGCGCAATTTAATATTGGCAATTATATTAAAAAATATAAGTATGAAAGTAAAGTGAGTTCATTGGACAACCATGCAACTGAACCTAGAGATTTAGTTGTAGGTGCTAGAGGTAATTATACTACTGCAGCTGCTAGAAATGGATCTGTCCCAGTTCCAAAAATGGCACAGATTATAAAAAAATATAGTGGTGAAGATATTAATCATAACATCCCTACAGCAGGGCAGGAATTTACTGGGACCCAAATAACCTATTGGCAAAATTATTTTGCAGCAGTAAAAAGAGATACCACTATTAAAAAAACTTTTGGAAATTTAAGTATCCAACAAATGGGTAAAACCACAACGTATTCTCCAGAAAATTTTATAGCAGTTTGTGCTAATATGGATAGTGTTAATAGATCTAAAACCACAGGATTTCCTCTAAAATTTAGAAGTAAATTGAGATTGCTTAGATATATTAATGCTTTTATAAAAGCAAAATCAGATGGAAAACTTGATGAAATTATTGCAGAAATGTATTTTGCATCTTCAAAAATTAATATGACAGATGAGGATCTGTCTGGACCCTTTATTAAAATTCAATAGTGTGCTATACTGGTAAAATGCTGGAGACCTTATGATTGATCTGAGAACTGGAGATTGCATTGAGTTGGCAAAGCAACTTGATGACAACTCTATTGACTGCACTGTAACTTCCCCACCATATAACAAACAAAAGATTGGTGGTGGATTGTTTCGTAAAATTGAATATGATAAGTTTGATGATTCACTTCCAGAAGATGTTTATCAAGAACAACAGGTTGAACTTCTGAATGTTTTGTTTGACAAAACCAAAGAAGGTGGTTCTTTATTCTATAATCATAAGGTTAGGTATCTTGAAGGTAATGCAACTTCTCCTTGGCAGTGGTTACCTAAAACTAAGTGGCACATCAGAGAAGAGATTATCTGGAACAGGGGTAGTGGTCCTGAGATTTCTGGGTACAGATTTACTCAGATTGATGAAAGAATTTATTGGTTGTGTAAGGGAGCAAAGCGTCCTAAACTTCCTAGGAGATCTGTAAACTATGGAAGTGTTTGGAAGTTTGGTCCAGAGATGAAGAATCCTCATCCTGCTCCATTCCCTATTGTTCTTCCTTTGAGGTGCATTCAAGCAGTCATGGAATCTCCTGGTGTTATTCTTGATCCTTACAGTGGGTCAGGAACTACTGGACTTGCTGCTACGCTTCTTGGCCATGACTATATTGGGTTTGATCTTTCTGATGATTATCATGACATGGCAAGAGAAAGAATCTCCAATCCTTCTAGAAAAGATTTTGAAAAGTTTGCAGAAGAGTGTGCAGTTGAGGTAAATACAGAAAGAGATATCTTTACCTTACTTTCCTGATGGAAGATTTTTTTAAAGAACTAATTCAAATTTATAAAACTAAAGTAAAAATTAAACAACTTAAAAGAAAGTCTATAGAAAATTTTTCTAGATTTTACATTAGTTTTGTAGATCAGGATAAAGACCCAAAGGAAAAGAAAGATAAATACTTACAATTGAAAAACTTAGGATTAAGGTATATTCTTGATAATCAAGATTTGATATACACAGAAATTAATAAATGAAAAGATTCTTAGAGTTTATAACAGAAGCAAGAACTTCTCAAGCTGCCCAGCAAGCACACAAGCTTGGGTATGTTGGGGATGGTCATGGATTTTGGGTTGATAGGGAAGGGAAAAAACAAGCAAGAACCGTAAAAGGAAAATTAGAATTTGTTGGTAAAAAGAAAAAAGGAAAAGGTGATGAAGAAGGTTCTGAATCTCAAGCACCAGCAGATGTAAAATCTAAAAAAACTTCTGCATATAAATCTGGACCAAAACGATTAGGGGCAAAAGCAAAACCATCATCCCAACAAAAGAAATCTAGTACTCAAGCATCTGGTGCAAAGGCAAAAGGATCTCAACAACCAAGGCAGGATGCTAGAGGAGAAGTTGTAAGTATTGCATTTGGCAAATTTAATCCACCTACTAAGGGACATCAAAATCTTTTTAGTGCATTAAAGCAAGCCTCATCTGGAAGTAATTTTTATATCTTCCCAAGCAGAACACAAGATGGTAAAAAGAATCCTTTAGATCCTGATATTAAAATTAATTATATGAAGGAAATGTTTCCTGAGTATGCTGATAGGATTATTGATAGTGATGAATTCAAAACTATCTTTGATGTTCTTACATTTCTAAACCAAGAAGGATATACTGCTGTTAATATTATTGTTGGTGCAGAAAGAGTTGCAGAAATAGATAATCTTTCTGCCAAACAAAATGGATCTGCTTATCAATTTAATTCCATTAATGTTGTTTCTGCTGGTGCTAAGGACCCAGAAGAATCTTCTGCTGCAGCAAGAAAGGCAGCAGCATCTGGTGATTTTGAGTCCTTTAAAAAATTAATGCCATCATCATTTAAAGGATCTAAACAACTTTTTGATGAACTTGGGGGGTCCTTAGAAGTAAAAGAAACATGGTTAATTGCTCCAGAGTTTGATTGGAAAGGATTGAGAGAGAACTATATTTTTGGAAATCTTTTTAATGTAGGAACAATAGTTGAAAGCTCTACAACTGGATTAAGGGGGGAAGTGATAAGATCTGGTGCTAATCATTTAATATGCGTAACTGAAAACGGATTTATGTTTAAGTCTTGGATAAAGGATGTATCAGAAGTTTTTAACTAATAAATAGAAAAAAGAGTTTTAGAAATCTAATGACTAACATTTGGGCAGATACTTATAAGCAAATTAGAGATCCATTTTTCCAAATAGAAGATCCTTATACTGTATCTGAAGA